TTTCTCCGTTTGTCGTTCCGTCTATAACCTATTTAAGACTTCAACTTGATTAAGTGTGAGGAGTGTAGTTTTTAAAAGGTTACACCCCTCAACACAATTAGATTGCTTATGAAGTAGTTATATCTGTAACCATTCCACTTGCAGCTTCGTTTCTTGACTCAAGAGTGTATTCAGCTACCATGAATCTCTGATCTGCGTCAGCAGTTTGTGCAGGATTCTGTAGAGAGAAATCTCTTAAGAAAGCAACAGCGAACATATCCATCTCTAATACTAGAGCATCTTGTCCTCTTTTTGCTGAAGTTGCGTTAGCTTGTCTAATGAATCTATTAGGAGCTACTTGCATAGTTCCGAAATCTGACTCATAAACATCAATAGAAGTTATTAATCTTCTATCTTCTGCTGCGTCAAATCTTGTAGATCCACCAGTAAAACCTGATAATCTTTGCTTGTTAAAAGCATTAACCATTATCATGTTTGGATTGCCACCTGAATTGAAACATTGAACCAAAACACCTTTTAAAAGGTCTTCTGTAAATGCTCTTTGTGTTCCATCACTTCTGATAGCTCCACCACCAGCTCCTGATCCACCAGCACCAGCAGATACATTAGTTGAAATCCATGTTTGAACTCCACCTAATTTTCTTGTTGGTGATCCAGCAGAACCAGCAGCAGCAGCTACATTAGATAAAAGAGCTGTTTCCATATCTCTTTTTAATTCTTTTGCAGATTTTGCTACTTGGTAAGCTAATTCAGAGTTTCTACCAGCAGATGTTACAGCGTCATTAGTTCCAGTTACTTGTAGAGCTTTTGAGCTGATCTGTGTGTAGTTACCCAGTTTACTTGTTGCACTTAGCGTAGGGTAACTTATTGTTGCTCCCTCAGCTTGTGCGTTTGCAGCTACATCAGCTAAGGCGTCTGTTTGCCATTGATGTAGTGTGTTTGTTGCTTTTGTTTTTGCAACACCTGACATAAAAGGAGTTTCAGTAGGTGATATACTATAAATAATATCAGCTAGATCCTCTCTTATACCAACTGTTGTATATGTTGCTAATGCAGGCATATTGTTGTTCTCCGTTAGGTTATTGTTTATAAATAACGCTTCAGTAAATCAGCAGCAATTTTTGGATCGCCTTTAGATTTCTTAAGCGTTTTAAATTGATCCAACCTTGATTGTGAAATCTTATCATCTTTTGTAACCTTAACGCCTGATCTAACAACTTTAGATGGTTTAACAATTTTTTTAGCAATATTAGGTCTTGGTCTATTTGCTGAATTTAAATGTTTCATTCCATCCATAACCACATCAAACATTCTGCTATCATAAATACTAGAAACTTCTTTATCGTTGAAACCTCTTTGTACTAAATAATTTCTCATGTTTGTTTTTAGCGTAGCTCCTTTTATAGGATCAACAAAGTCAGGATGTTTTAAAGCAACCTTATTTTGTTCTTCGGCTAAAATTTTCTGAAACTGTTGCTCTTGATGTTGTCTAAGTTTTACTTGACTTTGAGAAATCGTTTCTTTTCGTCTTCTCAATTTTCTTTCAATCTTAGCAGCTTCAGTTGGGTCTTCTTCAAAAAGTTTATCTAACTCTTTTGAATTTAACTCATTGTTTACTTCTGCATTAAGAGTAGCATTAAGATTATTTAATTCTTCAATCTTAGTTGAATACTCTTGCGTTAGACGATCTTGCTCAGAACGAACTTGTCTTTTTTCTATAGCTAGTTCTTCGGTCTTTCGTCTATAGTCCGCATCTTTCTGATAACCTGCTTTTAATTCTTCAAGTTCAACTTCAATTACTTCACCATTAACTTTAACTTGGTGGTAATCAGTTTCTTGTTCTTCAATAGCATTTTCTTTTGATGCTTCTTCTTGATCTAAAGATTCTTGAACTTTATCTTCAAGTTGTTCTTCAGGTTTTTGTTTTACCTCTTGAGTATCTTCAGTAGCTTGTGCTTCTGTAGGTTCTTTTGGTTCAACTGGTGCTGCTTCTTCTTGAGGTTTTTTGCTAACTCCTTCTTTAGAGTCCAACAAACCTTCAATAGATTTTGCTGCACCTATTACTGACTCAGGTTTGTTCAGTAATGGGTTTTGATTTGACATAATGTCTCCTGTTTGTGTTTAAGCTCCTAGATATTAGGTTGGCTTATTCTAACTGTGTTAGAATTTTTTTCCTTGCTTATGAAAATCAGCTAATTGTTTTTGTGCTAATTTTCCTGTCTCAAGAATTTCTTTAAAATGATTCTCTACTTTTCCTAGAACTTGATATGCTAACCATAATTTTTCTCTTGCATGGTTATCATTCACTCCAGTTTGTTCAAATAGAGCATCAGAATAATTTTTTTTAAGAGTTACTAAACACTCTTTAAAAAGATCATTCTCTAATATTAGTTTCGCCTGAGATGATCTGCTCAACTCCAGCGTTCTTTTCGTTTGATCTTGGTTGTCCATTTATTCCTTGTAACTGATCTGTAAACATATTAGCAGAATTTTGTGCTTCTTCAAGTATTTTACTGTTTTCAGATATAATCATTTTATCTAAATCAGCTTCTGCTTTTAATTTAGCTGTATCAAGTTGTGTTCCGTATTTTAAACCCATTTCTTTAATCTTAGCTTCAAAGTCTAATAACATTTCTTGTTGTTTTTGTTGTAATTGTTTGTAATCCAACTCAAGATCAGCAATCTTTCTCTTGTTCTCAGCATCAATTCTAGTCATTTCTATTTTTTCAATAGGTGGAACTGGTGGAGGTGGAGGAGGAGTTACATATTGTTTTCCTATATCAGGATTAATAAAGTAGCTATCTACTGTTTTTAATCCAGCATTTTCAATTATCTTAGCAAGAGTATTGTAAATATTCTTTAATCCTACCATAGGATATTCTCTTTGACCTTGTAATTGAAATGCTTGTAGCTGTTTATCTAAAATATTATTTAACATTACAATTTGTTGTTCTTTAGATCCTGTGCCAAGACCCACACTAATTGAAATATTAAATCTATCTTTCCATTCTGTAGGAAGAACAGGAATGTATTGTCCATTGATTGCAATAATTTTTTCTTTGTCTTGATACTTAACTGAAAGTTCAAACATCTTTCTAAATAAATCTTTAACACCTGTCTCAGCAAATATTCTAGCAATTAATTCAGAACGCATTTGCGTTTGATTCATAATTGTATTTATTCCTGTAGCAGTTTTATTTAATGAGTTAGAATCTAAACCTTGATTATATTTTGTAACACCAGTTCTTACTTCTCTAACTGTGTCTAAGTATTCAAGTAATGGAAAGGCTTGTTGTGAAATAGGTTGATTAACAATCGGTTGCATAACTTGATTAGGGGGTTGTTTAGTTCTTACAACACCTCCAGGTCTAGTTGTTAAAAGATCATCCATGTTTACCATGCCATCCATAATCGCAACTCTATTATTATTTGTTAAATACATATTATCTAAGAGTTGTCTCATTACAGTTGATTTCATTAATTGAACATCTTCAACTAATTCTGAAACTGATCTACCATAAAATCTATGTGGCATTGGAACAGGAGTTACTGAAACAAAAGGAATAGTATCACATGAAACATTTTCTAAAATAAATTCTGAAGATTCTCCTACTGAAGTTATCTTTCTAAGTTCTGCTATACCATCTCCATCATAATCATAACGAACATAATTTTCATATATAGTTATTCTTTGCGTAGAAGGATCTGCTGATGAGTTCATTGGAAAGTCATCTATGTTTTGAAACCTTGCCATTCTTTCTGTATTTAAAATTGAAGAATCGGATGCTGGAAGATTATAAACTTCATCTTTATCAAAACCCATACTTACTAATTCTGATCTAGTCATATAAACTCTATGAGCAACATAATTTGCTTCATCAAGTTTAACTGCATCTTTATCAATTAAAAATTCTTCAGGTGGTACTGATTCAACTTTAATCTTTCCTTTTTTTGTAATTCTTTTTAATTTACAATTATGAAGCATAGGCAGAGGAAGGTCTAAGTCTATACCTTGCTGTGCTTCCATTTGTTCTTCAAACTGTTCTAAACTTTCGGCAGCAGCTTCATCTTCTCTTTCAGTATGTTCTGTTGTTTCTACATTGGGATCGTTTTTAAGAATAGCATATTCTTCATCTGTTAA